TATCAAAATTAAGATAGTAGTTAGCACCCGATAGCTTTGTGTGCCAAATAACCCACGCATCATCTGAACCGGAATCTCTTTTCTTTACAATTATCATTGAAGGAGTAACGCCTAATCCATGTCCAATTGTTGCTGCTGAACCTGTGCCAGTGTATGTGCTGATACTAAATCCAGCCGTTGTGTTTGCTGATGTAGCAGTAGTATTTATAGAGCCGTCTTCATTGCTACTGCCGGAGCCGTTAGCAGCCCAGCCCCATACAACATAGTTAGTTCCATCAACCCCGTTGATATCGTTGTCAGAACCACCATCGCCAAGCGAGAAACCGTCTGTACCAAAGGCTGTCATACTGCCTGTTGAAGTTACTTCTGGATTAGTATCATTTGATGAAATTGTTTTAAGAACACCCCTTAATTTATCAAATAAGAAATGATCGGATGCACTTCTTGCTTTAAACCAGAGCCAATCAGGCGGGAGGTTCGAGTTGCCACTAAAAGTAATGTCCTGGGCTGATGTTGAGCCTGTGTAGAGTGCCGGTTGAAAATACGCTGACCCATCTTTGATTGTTGGTGTGTCAAGGTTGGCTAAAGTTAAATTTTTAAATCCCGTGACTGTAGTTTCCCAACCGCTTTGACCAACATCAATAATTACTCCAGCATTAGCGTCTGTACCAGAAAATGCCTGTACAAAAGGCTGTCGGGCTGTAGATAAACTAGCACCGTTTAAGTCCAAAGCTGAATATGTTGAAATATCTGCAAACGTACCTGACGTTGCGTCATCTGCCGCCACTCCTAATTTGCCGTTATCCATATCAAACAGAAGTTGAAAGAACGTCTGGGCAGCGGTTGTAGGTGCGCCGGTATCATTTACTAGAGAGCCACCTACCCTTGTTACAAAATTTCCATCCTGAGTGTTGTAACGAATTTGAACTACGCCGTTAATATCAATATCAGTGTAAGGACATGCGCTGTCTGGCGCACACAGCCCAACTATAATTTGTTGATAGCTGGATGCTGATTTCATCCTTATCGCCCACTTGCCTGTGTCTGGTACAAGTAAGGTCAGTCTACTGTTGGACCAATTTCCAGATACCCCCGTGTATTGTAAATTGCCATCGCTTAATGCCCCAGTACCGCTGGATAACGGGTTTAGGGTGGGCATGTTATTGGTCGGGCTATCCGTAACCTGATCCGCCGCAGCTAGGCCACTGCTTGTGAAGTCGTTACCGTTGCCGCTGGTGTCATCGCCAAGTGCAGAACTATCCTGACCTTTTAGGTAAAATCCATTAGTTCCGAACGTCAGACCTGACGGATCCTTCGGTATCCACACACCGTCGCTGTTTGTTTCACCAAAACTAGATGGGGTTAGTGCTTGCCCATCAA